AAATCAACGTTCTTGTATGCTTCATATTCATCTCGATAGCTCTCATCCAAGTAAATGAGATTATCCTTTTCAGATAGAACTTCATCGATGTAAGCACGATCGTATAGAGGAACAGTTGGATCTAAGTTTTGTTTCTTCAGATAAACATCTCTTCCGTATGCAAAAATATCAAGTTCTCCCAAACTCAAGTGAACATTACCTTTGAAACCATCAAGCACCACAGTCACATCATCATCGCTATTTTCATCGTTTAATCCAAAGGCTAACGAGCCACAGTAGTAGACAAACATCACAGTCGTATTTGGAAAGATGCCTTGAATGATTTCTAGAATACTTTCTTTATTCAGCGGTTTCGGTTTCACTTGGAGCATTAGATGTACCTTCCACAACTTCAAAATCATCGATTGAGTCATCAAAACCAACCACATTATCTTTTAGCCATTGATAGCCTTG